CGGTGGTGTTGTTATGCCATCGCCAGGAGGAAGCATCGTAAACGTTGCTGAAGCTGGTAAAGCCGAAGCAATCATTCCACTAGACCGCCTTGGCAACCTTAATGGTGGCAACACTTACGTCATCAACATCAACCGAGCTGCGCTAACTGGTGAGGATGTTATCCGCGCTATTCAGCGATACCAGACCGGGCAAGGCCGCGTAATCCTAAATGGCTAACGACCTTTTCTCACCGGCCGACAACGTTCACGTCGAGTTTTACATTCCAACACCCGGCTCATTCATCTGGAACGTTAGCCGATGGGACTCGGGAGACACTTGGGGAGGCTCGAGCACCTTTGCATGGACTGACCTGAAATGCGAACTTGTCACAGCGAACGTGACCCGAGGTGCGGAAACAAACATGGGAGTCATCGTTGACTTGCCTCGCACAACTGCAAACATCGTTTTACAAACCACAACCTTCGATCCGTTCAGCACCGGCATTATTCATCCTGGCACTGAGGTTCGTATCACTTACACACCCGAGCCAGACTCATTCCCCGAATCAGTCAACGACCTATTCGTCGGCGTAATCGGCAGCTGCAGATCGTCATACGACGCATTCGGCAACACCCTAGTCACAATCGGCTGCGTGACTAACCTCGAGGATCTCTTCAACACCAAAATCGCCTCATATACCGTCGCACCATTCACAAGCCCCTACTCGCTACTCTCGAGCTTGTTTAGTTCATACGGGTTCACGCTCGACCACGTGGGCACTTTCGACGACACCTGGAACATGGCTGCCGAAACTTACACCGACACGACTATTGGGCAAATCACCAAGAACGCCCTAACTGTCGGCCAGTCCGCAATCAGCGCATCAGCATCCGGTGGCCTGACTTATTACTCATCTGGAGACATGAACTTCCAGATCGAGCAAGAACCCCTATGGCTATTCGAGTCAACACACTCCAACGACTACTATCACGTCTGCATGACCGACCTAAACATCGTGGCCGACTCAAAAGAACTACCATCACAAATCATCGCAACATTGACCGACGGAACGGTCATGAGCAAAAACAATCAAGACCTCATTGACCTTTATGGCTCAATCACCTACCAAACAGATGTGGCAATCGACAACACAACCGATGGCCAGAAATGGCTCGACGCTCTTACGATCTCCTCAAGACTGCGTCGCGTAAACTCCCTATCATTCCCGTCAATTGCCAGGAACGGACTTATCAGCTCATACCAGTTCGCGGCAGCAGACTGGCTGTTCGGAGTCACTGCTAAAGTCGAATACACAATAAACAACTCAGCAGTAACCGACTACTACTTCATTACAAAACAAACCGACTCAATAACCAGAACAACATGGAACACCACACTAGAGTTGTGGAGAGGTATCTAATGGCATATAAAACATTCGTCGCAGGCACAGAGGCACTAGCCTCGGACATCAACACCTATCTGATGAACCAGACGGTCATGGTGTTTGCTAACGCGACTGCGCGAGACGAAGCACTAACCTCACCAACCGAGGGAATGTTCACCTACCAAACAGGTAGCGACCATTACACGATCTATAACGGAACGACTTGGGTTACATTCGATACCGCCTGGAGCACATATACCCCAACCTTTGCGAACTTCACACTCGGCAACGGAACAGCAACAGCTCAATACTTCCGCGTCGGCAAAATGGTCACCGCCCAGGTGCAAGTCACTCTCGGCTCAACCTCAGCAGTTTCAGGCCTTATCGGTGTGAGCTTGCCGGTGGCATACGCGGCCACTGCACGCTTCGTTGGCTATGCTCGAGCAACAGCAGTCATCAACTACATCATGCACGTAATCCCGAGCGGTGCAAACATGGGACTTTACGCTGTTTCGACATCTGGCGCATACGCGGCGACGACCAACACTTCCGCGACTATCCCGAACACTTGGGCTGCCGGACACACGTTCTTTATCACTGCAACTTACGAGGTGGCCTAATGACCGAAATCTTGAGCGAAATACAAATCATCACAACCTTCATCTGCCACGCAAACGACTGCCCAAACAAGGACATCGAATATCGCATGGTAGACGCTAAAGAAACCGCTATGTGTGGAGGTTGCAAAGCAACCCTCACCGGAACAAAGGAAAACTAATGGGAAACGTTGACAACGCACCTTGGCCATCACCAGCAGAACCTAAGCCAGCCCCAAAGGGTAAGCCTGCTGAAGTAACCCCCGACGCTGAGTAATGGCGGAGGACTCGCCTCGCGCGACAACTCCAACACTCCTGGCAGACATAAGCAACCGTCTGGCAGTCATTGAGGCACGCCTAGAAATCATCGCCGACCATGAAGCTCGTATCCGCGACCTCGAGAAAGCACGTTGGCAATCAGCCTGGATCACTAGCATCTCCAGCGCAGTCATCGTGTCCGTAGTCATCACGTTCCTAAGTCGGAGTCTGGTGTGACCGTCTATAAAGAACCCTTTGCAGCATCGACGCGTGGCGACGAGTTCGGCAACATGGCCTCCTATCGTAAGAACCCCCACCGAGGGCAAGACTGGGCACCGGGCACTGGTAAGATTATCCCGGCTATAACCGCTGGCAAAATCGTTGCAAACTTCTGGTCAGATGGACTAGGCAACTGCATCATTCAAAGCACCACCGACAAGCTTTGGGTTCTCTACGCTCACCTCGAAGCAAAACCTAACCTTGCCATCGGTCACGCAATCAAACTCGGCGACCCTATCGGTAAAGTTGGAAACACCGGCAGCCTCACCATTGGCGGCCATCTACATCTCAGCATCGCCAAAGCCAAGAACGTGCATGAAGTGGCTGTTGCTAAACTAATCGACCCACTCAAACACATCGTCGCTAACAAAGGATAAGAAATGAAACTCGACGCAGACACTCGCCTATGGATCTACCGCGTAATAGGCACAACCGTTCCGCTCCTGGTAACCCTCGGAATGACCACCGAAGGAATCGCTGGCCAGATTATGAACATTGTTGCTGCTATTCTGTCGATTGGTAGTGCTACACTCGCAGCCAAGAACATAAACAAATAACAAAATCGAATCGGAGAAAACAACATGGCCTTTGCCAAAGATTACGTCGATGTCGCCACACGCATCCGCGAGTTCAAGAAACTACACCCCGAAGGTTCACTGCAACAAGTGAAGCTCGAGTTCCACACCATCGGCGACCAAATGTTCGTGCTCTATGTCGCTGCTTGCTTCCGCGATCAGAACGACTCGAAGCCCGGCATCGGGTCAGCATGGGAGCCAGTGCCAGGTAAGAGTCCATACACCAAAGACTCAGAGGTCATGGTTGCCGAAACATCGGCTTGGGGAAGAGCCATCGTCGCAGCTACCGGTGCAGATACTAAATCGGTTGCGTCGCTTGATGAGGTAAACGCTCGTAAAAAGCCACAGGAGACCGCTACGCGAGATTGGCTAGTCGAAGCAGAGAATCTATCGTTCCAGAAGGATAAAGACGCTCTACGAGCCTTATACGCCGAGGCAGTCAAAAAGATAGCCCCCACTGAAGTCATCGAACGCATCCGGGAACTAGGTTCTGACCTAAAATAAAAGCCCCTGACGCGGAATCGGAGAACGCGCCAGAGGCACAATCAGCCTATCAGTAGTCGGAGGAAATCATGAGTTCAGAAGCAATGTCGGCAGTGCTACATCACAGCAAAGCCAGCCCCCACGCCAAGTTAGTTCTAATGGCCATCGCCTATCACGAGAACGATACTGGTGCCTGGATGAGTCAGGCCACACTTGCCAGGTTATGCAACATGAGTGAACGCACAGTGAGACGTCACATCGTCGAGCTGAAGTCACTATTTGAGATAGATGTTATACCCGACGACGGACAAGGATATGGTGCTCGAGTAACCAATCGTTACTTCATCATCCTCGACTGCCCAGCTCAAAGTGACCGGTCGTTCTCACATAAAGAAACGTCTGCCGAGGTCATCAAGTTGACCGCTTCTCGGCGGGAGCAATACAGGTCAAAACAGGTCGCAATACAGGTCAATATTGGTCGCAATACAGGTCAAAAATGACCGCAATACAGGTCAGAACTGACCTACAAATATAAACTAATATTAATTAACTTAAAAGAACTAGATAGGAAATCGGAATGT